GGCTTGTGGATAAACGCTGCCGGGGTGCAAGGCTTTTGGCAGAACGCCGCCTTAACCCTTGGATCGTGGCAAGGCATATCACTTTCGCAGTTCACCGTGTTTAATTTCAACCTTTCGGTTACCGGCCCACAGCGAGCGCTTGGCTTAAATATCACGATACTAGGTACAGGGGTAGTGTTCCAGGCTCTGGTCATCGGCTGGAAACGAGACAAAGCAAATCGGCATGTGGGGCTAACGGATATATAAAATATGGCATCTCGCGTCGGATCAATTACTCAGTTCGCTCCGCTATCGCCTCCCTGGCAGTTGACGCAGCTTGACCAGAATTTTACTAATGAGACGGCCGGACAAAATGATTCAAGCCTTGGTTACGTTAACGCGGTGGCGACCGATACCGGCACAGCAAACAACTATGCGGTAACATTGCCGTTCGGTTCGCCGACCGCTTACAACCAAGGGATGACGGTCGCCTTTAACCCGGCCAACGCCAACACCGCAGGAAGCGTCATCACGGTAAGCCCATTAGGGAGCACTCCTATTTTAACAGCTGGCGGATTACCTCTCCCCGCCAATACACTTCTCGTTGGGGTCACAGCTTACTTGGTTTTTATCGGAAGCGCGTTCCGGCTGCTTAACCAGACGAGTGTCAACCCGAATAACTTTTTCCCGCCGCTCGTTAGCCCAGGGACTTTGACGATTCCCATGCTGGGATTTTCATCACTGAACGCCAATATTTCGCAGAGCATAGCCGGGACTTACACCTACAACATAACCAATCTGTCGTTGGGGACGTTTGTTTATATCCTGATTAGGACGAGCGGCGTCAACAAACTAGTCGCTCTCAGCGCTAGCGATCCGTCATCAGTGGCGTACAACATCAACGTCGTTTACGGGACAAGCAGTCATATCCATTTTGGAGGAGGGGCTACTGATTTTGCTCCCACTATTTTACTCTATCAAGGGGTCGCGACTTTCGATACCAACGCTGCGCAAAACGTTCTCTATTTATCTGGAGCAGCCTACTAATGCCATCGGTTAACCCCAATACTTGGAAATCTTTGAATCTTACTAAGAAAGATCAGCTTTCTGTATTCCAGACGCAATTGCCTCAGTACCTGCAGGAAGGGTTTTCGACCGGAAACCTGGCTCAGATCCTAAACGGCAACGGTGGCGGCGCTGTTCCAGGGACGGCGATCAATACGAAGCAGGTGACCTTGACCGGCGTCAGCACAAATCAAACCGTCAATTGTGCTGGAGCTCTTCATGTGGCGATCACGATGACGTTCTCCGCCGCGTTGACCTTGACCCTGACTAATCTCCAAATCGGGGCAAGCGTTCTGTTGGATGTGACCAATACAACCGGGGGCGGGCTGACGCTTACGATGGCGGCCACAGCGCCCGGTGGTACGCCGTACATCGTGATCAAAGGCAACACGAGCGGCGGCACTAAGAATTTCCTGGCCGGCGCCACGATCGGAGCTGGGAACGAATTCATTTTTAGCGGCCAATCAACAACTGGACCGAGCCTCGTGATGGTGGGAAACTAGCGATGTCATGCCATGACTGACGACGAACGGCAACTCGCAATGATGCATCGGTACTTCTACTGGTTTGAAGCCCGCGTGCTCGCGCTCGCTTCCCACATGAAAGCAGTGTCAGTCAAAGACCATCCAGAGTTGACGATAGAAGAGCTTCTCCACCGTTATATGCTTTGGGCTCTCTCGCACGGGATGCTGCATGTGTTCGGTGATGCCGAGGATAATCCGCACTCAGGGGTGATCGTGCGCCCAGTGGATCACCGGAGAATTGGTTGGTATCAGGAAGATTATTACGCGCGGCTTTGCGATTATGACGAAGGGGGAGATACCGCGTGGGTTGACTTCTGTTTTGCTCCCGGGAATTACCCGCTAATCATTTCGCTCTTAGTGGCCACGGGCTGCAAATACACGTGCTGGGAACACAGGACCACTGGCAAGTTTCATCTGCTTCCGATCGCTCGAATGCCGAAGGTGACCCTTCTAAGTGAGTCAAATCACCAGCGTCAGGGCGATTTAACGAAGGAAAAATGGCGCATGGAAATGGAGGTGTCGCTTGGGTAAGAAAGGAGGCGGTGGTGGAGGAGGCAGTGGAGCGATCCAGATCCCTTCCGCGCTCAATTCCAGCGGCGGGGCCAGTCTCTTACAGAACGTATTTAATCCGCTGGGTACGTACGGATCCGAGATGATGGGCGGCTTGGGCAGCCTGGCTAATTGGGCGGCTAATATCGCAACTGGCGGCAATGTATTGGGTGCTCAAGGAACACTGCCGCAGAATGGCTTATTAGCAGGTGGCACCGGTAAAGTCTTTTCGCCTTTTACGAACGCATCCGACAGCAGCACGCTTGGGCCTTTCTTATCACAAGCGCAGCAGGGCTTGACCGGCATGGAAGCCTCGACGATTACGGGGCAAAACCTGCTTAATACTGGCGTCAATCAGGCTGCGGCGGATCAGACGCAGGCTAACTGGCTGACGCACAAGGGGAACGTAATGCTGAGCCAGGCTACAAATGGGCCTGGCCTATTCCCTAGTCAGCAAGCCCAGATCACTCAAGCGGAACAGAGCCAGCAGGCCGCTGTTCAACAACAGCTTGCTAACGAGGGACTGGGAGGCTCTAGCGTCAACGCTCAGTTGCAAGGACAAGTTAAGATGAGTGCTGCGGCTGCAGCTGGTCAATTGGTTCAGGGCAACATCTCTGCTGCAAACCAAACGGTTGGCCTCGGACAGACTGCCACCGCCCTCCAGCAAGAACAGCAAAAGATAGATCTCGCGGCCCAGCAAGCGCTTTACGGCCAGTTCGCCGGAATCGCTTCTCAGTCTGCATCGATACAAGCCCAGATGTGGAGTGAAGCTCAGCAAGGTTACGGCACGCTCGGTCAGATGATGAATTCGACCTTGGCCGCTTTTGGGTACTCGATGAAGACCCAAGAGGACGTCTTGCAGGCTAACGAGACGACGGCACAAATCCAGGCCGGCATTGCGACAAGCCAAGCGCAGATGGCGCAGCAAGGGGCCTCCAGCATGTTTGGGGCGTTGGGGTCGCTTCTAGGTCAGGGAGGAAGTGGCGGCGGCCTATTGGGTGGGTTAATCGGTACTACTGGTAGCGGAATAGCAACAGGTTCTCTCGGGGCTGGAATTGTCGGTCAGGTAGGGGCGACAGCCGGAACCGGGATACTGGGTGGCCTTGGAGGAGCGCTTGGCGGAATTGGCAGCGGGATAGGTGCGGCGGTTAGCGCTCTTGCTGCTTCTTCTTGTACGGCCGGCCGTGGAGTAAAAGGAGTAACTGATATTCGATGGGTGCTTTTCCGGGATTGGATTCTTTACAGAGCACCTAGTTTGATTAGGTCGCTTTATGTCGGTCACTCAGAATCGATAAACGATATCCTGGTTCGTTATCCTTGGGCTCGAGAAGTCATTCTTTTCTTGGTTGATCAGGTGGTGGAACATGACCAGAACACAAGAACGGCTTAAAAGCGCTGAAAGGCTTTGCAAGCTATCCTATGATTATCTGTTCGATAATTTTGGGATAACCAGGATCAGCGATCTGACTGGGTTGGATGTTATCGGTGTTCCTGTCTGGTCTAGCACTCGACCGATAGCGCACACCATTACCTTCTCGGGAGGTAAGAATCTGAACCCAACCTTAGCGAAAGCCGGAGCGATTGCCGAGGGGATTGAACTCTCTATTTTCGAGAAACATCATGAACCACAAATCCACGGTTTTTATCCTCCTAGAGTCCTTCAAGAGTTACCGATAAGGAAGGGGTTTGAGATAGGCGGAGGTCATAAATTCCCAGGTGAGATTGTTACTCATTACATGTCGGGTGCTGACGTGTTTTTCCCTAGCGATTTGATTTGGCTGAATGTCCGAAAAGAAACGTCTGCGTTCCAGAGGAATTCAAACGGGCAAGCGATCGGTTCTAGCATGGAGGACGCTATCGTTCAAGGGCTCTATGAATGTGTTGAGCGCGACGCGATGACGATCCGAGCGGAAGCTCAGAAAGAATTCGGAGTGTTTGCGCCCAGGATTGATTTAAGCAACGCCGTTGGGTCGGTAAAGACTCTGATCGATATTTGCGCGAAAGCGGGGCTGAAGATATACGCCTTCTGTCTGACGTTCGATATCCGTGTTCCGAGCGTGAATGTCTTTCTGGTTGATCCGTCTGGTTATTATATGCCGACCGTAGGTATGGGAACCAGCATCTGGGACAGCGTGGCTATAGAGCGCGCGATCATGGAGGCAATACAAGGGAGGCTAGTCTACATCAGCGGCGGCCGGGACGACATCTACTTGAGCGATTTCTATAAAGCTAAACAATCCGACCAAAAAGCAATGTGTCGACGGTTTGAAGGACTACCCGTCCAGGCGACCCCTAATTGGGAGGTAAGAGATTACGAGATAAGCGATGAGCTGGAAATCCTGCTAGAGATGATCGGGCATTGGCGGGACCGAGTACTAGTAAAAGAGATCCCTGGGGAATTCCCGGCAGCGAAAGTTTTTATACCGGGACTCGAGACTATCGTGACAGAGGATTGGCAACCTGGACGCTGGAAGCATGTTCGAAACAAATATGAAAAAGACTTTAATCTTTGTCGGTCCAACTCTTTACGGGACAGAGCTGGAGCATTTGCAGGATGAAGTTTGGTTACCACCAGCAGGACAGGGAGATGTTTTGAAAAACGTACTTACATACAACCCTAAGCAACTGGTTCTGATCGACGGAACTTTTTATCACACTCTTTCTGTTTGGATTAAAGAGCTGCTTTATGCCATGGCGGTCGGGGTGCGTTGTATTGGAGCTTCATCGATGGGAGCGATGCGGGCCGCTGAACTCTGGCGATACGGTATGATCGGGATCGGCGAGATCTTTGAAGCGTACCGCGAAGGGTCAATACAAGACGACGCTTGGGTAGCGATGAGTTATGATCCAGAGACGTATAAACCGCTTACTGAAGCACCATGCGGGAGCAAGCAAAAGAGACTAGATGCGTTGAAAGCGATTCAGTACGCAAGGGATAATCAGGATTATCCGCCGACTAAGCTCAAGATGTCGGAACTGCGACCGCTTTTTACCGGAGTCCTAGACAAAATTCTTGAGAACAACACTCTGATTTATGGCTGACGGTGATACAACTCTAGCTCCTCCTCCGGACGATTCGCAGCTACAAACGCCGCAGATCGTTCAGGATCAACAGCAGACGCCAACCGCTGCCTCTCCTCCTCCTGTCGCACAGCAGAAGCAAGATGCTGAAGATCCGCTGGTGTCAGAGAAGCCCTATGTCAATGCGTTGATAAAAACGATCAACGATCAGAAGCATCAAGACGAGCAATACATGTCGCAAAGCCAGTCGATGTGGACGGACTTTCAGAAGAAGATGTCTGAGATGCAAGCAACACCTGCACCGCAGTTGCAGCAAACTCCTCCGGCTCCAACCACAAAAGACAAGCTCAACTGGGGAACCGCAATTGGCGACGTGCTTTCGATGGTGGCGATTGCGAGCACAATCTTCGGCAAACATCGCGGCGGCTATGCACAGGCTATCCAGATGTCAGCGGTTGGTGCATTCGTTAACGGCTACACGCAGGGAAAAGAGAAGGTTGCTCAAGCCGGTCTTGAACAATGGAAAGAGCAAACCTCACTGATCGAAAAACAAAACGCCCAACAATTGCAGGTATACAAGGAGACCTTGGCTGATAAAAAGCTGACCCTGCAAGAGCAGATGGACGTTATCAAGGAGCAAGCTGCGATGACCAATAACGCGAGGCTTTATCAAGCGGCTGCCACCAAGAATTTGACCGAGTTGGTTAAGACAATCCACGATATGAACACGGCGCATCTTGCTTACAAAAAGGCAAACCAAGACGCGACCAAGCATTTTACTAGCACGTACTACAAGCTGCCCAATGCCGCCGCTTATCGCGCCGAAGTGATGAAGCGTTACGGGATAGATCCTGCCAAATCGGACGAGGAACTTCAGAAAGCGGAGGAAAAGTACCCCCTGGATCAGTTCAATAAAGACTTCAAAGGCGGTACGGTCGAGGAACACGAAGACGATATCCTTGGCCTAAAGGGCGACAAGAAGCCAACCGAAGAAGATACAAACAAGGTCTTCTCAGACATGGGCTTGCAATAATCTATGTGGCCAAAGGATAATAATCCCACCAAGCCTTACGTGGTTTATTATCAGAACCAGTTTGAGCTTCCGCTCGATGTGGTCTCGTCGCAAGTGGATCTGATGGGGCAGTATCTCGGGATTCCGGTTACGGGAGCTCCGATTGTACCACTGATTTCTCGTTTCGCTATCAACCCCAGCATCGGCCCGATTTTCTGGTTAGGCGCAAGTTACGAGGATAACTGGCCGAATTATTACGCGATTCAGTCACTCACTGCTCCCACTACGTTTTCAGGTTCATGGGCTTTTTTAGTGAATGCGACTCTCGGTCAAAACTCGGTCGGACGTTGGACTACGGCAGGGAGTGTGGCTGGTAACCTCGGCAGGATCTACGCGGTCTCGGGGGCAAGCTGGAGTAATTACATAACCGGTGTCAATACTACGATAGCGACACAAACCGCTAAACTGATCTCTGATTATCCAGGAGGACTACCGACGGGCAGCGTGGTTGTGATCCACTGCGGGATTAACGAAATGCAATTTGGAGGTAATCTCATTGGTGGCGGCATCTTTAGTACGGACGGTACTACCGTTACCTGGGCTCAGAGTGGTTTTACGATGCCGGCTAATCTCGCTAACATCAATGTGACGGTGACAAACTCGGCTCAGTGCGTGGCGGGCGCAAACAACCTAGTATTTGTAAACGGACTGTATCTAATGACTGTACAGGCAGTGCCGGACGGAACACATATAACGCTGACAAATTCGTTTAATAACACGCAAGGAACGGTGGTAGCGGCTGGAAACATGCAGGCTTATTCGGCTACCACGATCGCAGCCAATATTACTGCGGCCCAAACGGGGATAACGAATCTGATTTCAGCCGGAGTATCGCAGATCTATTTTGTTATCTGTCCGAACTTAGGGCAGCTGCCAAACTTCTCTGGCCAGGCCGCTCTAGCGACAACGACTTGGAACTACTGGAAAACACAAGCCAAAGCGAGCCTTTACCCTAACACTGCGAAACAGGTTGCGGTGTTCGATGTGAGCGCCGTGACAAATAACATCGTGACCAATCCAACTAATTACGGGTTCAAAGACGCGACGACACAGTGGAACAATTCAGTGACGATCAATCAGAACGATCTTCTGTTCTTTGATGGGTTCCATCAGAACGCTCCTGGACACGTCGAGATCGCGCATCAGTTTTTCTCCACGATCAGGAACCGGTCTTACTTGAGTCTTTACTAATGCCTTTTACCTTTATACAAGCAGCCTCAGCCCAGGCTACCTCCGTAGCATTCCCCGGAGTGTCCACTACCGGTGATCTTGTGGTCGCTGCGGTCGGAGCTCTCAACACTACCAACGTGGCTCCGACAAGCGCGACGGTGTTTGATACCGCTGGAACTGGCAACGTGTATACGCAAGCAGGAGCTCCAGCCGCAAGCATTCCGTTCTCCGGTGACTTTCTGTTTCTTTATTTATTCTATTGTAACAGCTTCATTGCCAGCGGGAGCGCTATAACGGTTGCTGTCACCTTTTCTCCAAGCGCAGCATTGGCTTACACCAGCATTCTTGAATACGGTAAACCGGCTGGCACTATTATTGATCCGCTCTCTTATGCTAATCCCACCGGATCAGGCACTGTCGTTAATGTGAGCACGACGCTGACGAAAGCTTCGGAGTTACTTGTTTGTTTCCCATTCGGCATCCAGCCTTCAGGTTTAACGCCTGGAACGGGATGGACTCAGCGAAATTACACGACCACCCAGTTGATGAGCGTTGATCAGCTATCTGGAGGAACGGCTGGATCGAATGCTTTGACTCCCGCAAACCAGTCTCCGACCGGAGCCTGGGGCGCTGTCTTTCAGGCTTTTTATGTTCCGGGCGGTGGCGGTGGTGGTGGGGTCGGCGGATCGCTGATAGGGGCCTATGATTTTTGGGGAGGCGGCAGTAGTTAAAATCGTGTAAAATGAAAGAACCGAATGCTTAAAGGTAACGTCACGGCCTACGCGGCCAATATCTCAGCCAATGGCAACTATTGTCAGGCGACAACCGCGTTGCCTCAAGTCATCGCTGCCTCTGGAACCTACGACTCGGGCGAAGATGTGTTCGATTCCGGTCAGTACTTAATTCAGACCGGAACTGGCGTTTCTGCGGGATCTGTATCGGTCGCAATCCTTACGCTATCGCCTGCTGGTGCTCCGGTCTGGGTGACAGCGACGACGCCCAATAGCGCGACCGGCGCGGCTTTCACTTTGGTCGCTACGCTTGGAGCTAGCGCTACATACAACGGTTCTCTTGGCGTGAGCGGTGGCGTTTTCTTCCCGTGCCTGGGTATTCGCCTAGTAGTCGCTGGGCTAACAGGCGGTAACATCGCGCTTGCGCAGCTTTACCTGACGAAGCGTTAAAGCTATTGTCAGTCAATGCCTGACAACCCAGATCTCACGAGCGATTTTGCCGGGTACGGGTGGTTTGGCCTAAATCCTGACGGATCAGTTGATACCCAGGACAAGGGACAAGGCGCTTGGGGCGCTAACACTCGGGACCCGACTCTGCGCGGGGTAGCTTTACCCGAGGACACTATACGTCGCTACATCGGTGACCCGCACTCCTCCGCTATAGAGAACGCGATACTTCGGGGGGCGTACCAAGTTGAGGTTACCTCTGGAGACGGTCGCAAGGTCTCGGTTCCGATAGTAGACATAGGCCCAGGAAAGTCCACCGGCCGTGGGATCGATCTCACTTATGCCACGGCGAAGGCACTCGGGCTGACTGACGGGACCGGTGTTGTCCATTACCGACTTTACGCCGCAGAGCAAGGCTTGCAACAGCCGCAGGCTAGCAACGGTGATACCTCTGGTGATTTACCGCCCATTGAGGAAGCGGAGGGCGGGGGGCAAGAAACAGCGCAGACTGAAACTCCGCAGGCCGCGCAAACGATTGACCCCTCGCCTCTCGGGATGTTCCGGCAACAACACCCGGAATATGCCGGCCAATCGGACGAGGACATTACTAAGAAGCTTTTCCAAATCAAGAGCTTCGGGATGCAGCAGGACGAGTTTGCGAAAGCGCTCAAAGATCCAAATGGCGCTACAACGATCAAGCAGGCGCAAGCTAAGTTTGAGCAGGCTAAGAACCCGCTTCAGCGCTTCATGGATCAGAACCCGCAGTACGCGGGGCAAGAAGAGGCGGTCAAGAAGAAGCTTTTCGAGTTATACAAGCCCAAGCATCCGCAGGTAACGCAAGACGAGTTTAACCACTTACTTGAGCCGGATGGCGGCCACCAGAGTTGGGCGAAGGTTGTAGCTGACACGACGATAGCAACTGCCAAAAAGCTAATTCCTCAGACACAAGTGGCAGGGATGGAGCTTTGGAAGGATCTGAACGAGATGGAGAATACGGCCATAGATCGCAATCTCGATTCTGCTTTTGGGATGGCCTATCCAGACGCGACAACTCCCGAGCAGAAACAAGCGTATTACTCCAAGTTCTTTGCGATCAAGGACCAGAGCGAACGCGAGAAAGCCTTCATCGCTGATCTAACCAAGCAGCCTGGAGCGATGGAGAAACTTCAGCAGCAGGGGAAAGACGTCACACAAGTTGTCGCTGAGTTTGACGCAGGGATGAACGGCTTAGAGCATCGGCAGGAGATGGAGAAAACCCATGCTTGGATGGGTAAAGTTGTTGGTCAACTCGATAAGGAATCGCAAACGTATCTTCCGGAAGCGCAAGAGAAAGTCGCAACGTTCTTAGCCCAACAGCCGGCTAATTTGATAATTGCTGCTGTTCCAGGTCTACGAGAAACGGGCAACTACGCCATGCTCGTCGGTCAAAACCGCCAATATCTTGAGACTAAGATGCCGACGCTGGGGAGCGATCAGATCGACCAGATGGCGCGTAAGATGGCCGATGTTCAGTTCCCGGCGCAAGAGGTGGCTTCGCTTATCATGATGAGGGGAGGAGGGGCGCTCACTGCCGGGCTGACTAATAAGGTCATGCGGGCGATTGGTGACGTTGTCCTTTCCGGTGGCGCTGGTGCTGCGGCTTTCACTAACAACCAGTTGATTCGGAACCTGACTGCGAAACAGCCGTTGACTCAAGGGATACCGGAAGCTGTAGGCGAGGGCTTTGCTGTCGGAGCAATCGGCGGCGGCATGGGCTTAACGGTGCGCGGTATCTCGCAGTTCCTTTCGACGAGCATGAAAGGAAAGCAGGTCTCGGGCACTCTTGAAAAGGTGTCGATCATGACGCCGAAAGAGGCGAACGACTTTGCGGAAGGTGGGAGTGAGAACCCCGTTGTCCAGTCGCGCGACTACACGGCGCTGGATCTCGGGATTGCTGCGACCGAACAGCACGCGCCAGATCACCCAGCTTTGCAGGAGGCTAAAGATGCTCGCGATGCAGGAAACTCCCAGGAAGCGCAACAGCATCTCGATACGGTCTTGCAGGATCAGCCGCCAGAGACTCATGAGGCGATCGCATCTACGATCCGCTCGATGGTCGACACTCTCGTTGAAAAGCCGCACGAACGCACGCAGACGCCAGCGACCGAATGGAAAGAGCTTGGGGCGGCTGAGACTGAGGCGGACGTTCCGGCGGGTGCTGAGACGAAGGTTGATCCGAAGACTGGGGCTACGTCATGGCGGATGCCAGCGAGAGATCAGCAGCCTGAAGTGACCGCTCCATACTTCGGGACCGACGAAGCGCCACGGGAAGGTGTTGAGGTAGCACCACGCGAGAAACCAGAAGTGGAAGGAACGCCACTCGGATTCATGCCTGAGGACATCTTCAAGGCTGGCCGACGTACGGTTGGTTGGCTGAGTCATTTCACGCACTTCGACGAGTTTGCTAAGAAATGGAACAACGCGATGGCTCCCGAGCGTAATGCCCAAGAAGCGCGCGATGTGGCGCAGATCGGTCGCGGTACTGTGGCAGGTGAAAAGAACCAAGCGGTGTTGGCGGTTCGCCAGATTGCCGAGGCAAACAATCTTGACAGCGTTATCAGCGGCGGCCTTAAGAGCGAAAGGCGAGCGCAGGAGTTTACGAAATACGGCAAGGCGAAACTAATCGAGATGATCTCGGCTCGTGAGCGCGGTCAAAAGATAGGAGACGAGAAGCTCGACAAGCTGTTCGATTTCTACAACTCGGTCACCGATTACTTCGGCAAACGCGCGCTCGCTAACGGGCTGAAAATGGATAGTTGGATCGATAACTATTTTCCGCACATGATCAAGGGCGACAAGGCTACGCAGGCCGAGGCGGTGTCAAAGATCAAACGCATGTGGGGTGATCCTTCTTTCACGAAGCATCGACAGATCCCTACGACAGATTTGGCGGTGAAACTCGGCTACGAGATGCGCAGTTACAATCCGGAGCATGTCATCCAGGCGTACGTCCGCAGTGTTAACCGGGCGATCTCTCAGGTCCAGTTACTCAAGCAGATGGAAGCCGAAGGCTACGCTTGGAACAAGAAAGACTATGTTCCAGATATCGCGAAGGATTGGCCGGAGATCCGCACGCCTGACGGTGTAACGCGCCACGTCGCGCCAGACACTAAGCCGGTACTCGATAACATGTTCAGTCTGTCGAGCATCTACGACACGCTGGCGGGGCCGGGAACGCGCCTCGCGGGCATCGTGAAAGGCTTCACTGGGATAAAGTTCGCTTGGTCGGGCTTTCACGCAGTTCACATCATGGGCGTTGACTTGGCGCAGGCCTTGGCGTCAGTCGAGAAGCGGGCGATGCGTGGCACGCTCAAAGGGGAGGACTTCATGAATCTCCTAGGACGCGCAACCGGACCCGTCGAGATGGTTCGTAAGGGCGGCGCGCCGTTTGGTTCATATAAAGGCCAGTTTGGCAATCTGATCGAGGTAATGCGCGGCGAAGCTTCTCCTGAGACGCTGTCCGACGCAGACAAGATCAACCGCCGCGACTTGCTGGAGATGGGCATTGTCCCGCATGTCAGTCACGATCGAGAGATGGCGTGGACTAATTGGATAAGTCAGCAAGCCAACAAGATTGGACCAGCTTCCAAAGTGGCCGGACTGGGCTACAAGCTTCTGATCAGCGAGCCGTATCAGAAGTACATGTTTGGGAAACTTATCCCGGCGCTTAAAATCAGTTCTGCGCTCGAAGCCCGAGACAGTCTCCTGCGCGAGAATCCAAACCTTCGTGCGCCGGAGAACAAGATCCAGCGGATGCGCGAGTACGACCGGATACAGCGCGACATCGAGGGCCGGTTTGGCGAGATGAACTATGACAACCTCCTTTGGAACGGGATGGCGAAGCAGCTAGGAATCAACGTCCCAACGAGCCTGGGTTGGACGCTAGGTTTCTGGCGAATCTACGGTGACGGCGTGACAGATACGATCCGCAAGTTCACGCATTTGGATGAACTCGCAGCCGCCAAGCTGCGCGGCGAAAAGCCCGAGCTAATCACCGAGAGAATGCTCTACATGGCTAATTACTCGGCACTGGCGATGATCTCTTGCACTCTCGCTTCTTACGCGGCCACAGGGGCCTATCACGGCATCATGGATGCGTTCTTTCCTGCGGTCGGGACCGACAAGCAAGGCAAGCCGGTCCGCGTCCGAACGCCGTTCTTCACGACCGAATGGGCGAGCCTGTACGCGCATTACAACAAAGAAGGGCTCGGATTAGGCGCGCTCGATTACTTTGGAAATAAGCTCAACCCAGGCCTTCAAACAATATGGGAACTCATCAGGAATAAAGACTTCCGAGGGAGAGAGGTTCGAGATCCCGATGACCCGTGGCCACAACAAAGAGCTGACGATGTGTGGTTCGCGGTAAAGAACCTTGGCCTGCCGATCTCGTTCGAGAATCAACTAAGCAAGGACAAGGTGCAGGCGCACGAAGGGCTTGCCATGTTCCTTGGTTTGTCCCCTGCTCCGACGTGGACCGGACGAACAGGCGCTGAGAACGACATCATGAACGCCTATTTCCAAGAAAAGGGCGAGTCGCCTGCCATGAGCAAAGCAAAGGCGGATGTGTACGACGCCAAGAAAGTCTATCAGCAGGCTATAGTCGACAAGGATCCTGGCGCGATTGCTAAGGCAAAGGCTGAGCTACATCGGCTAGGAGTAGCAGACAAAACGATTAACGACGCAGAGAGAACCGCTGCAACACCTCCTGCGGATCGTCTCTTTAAATATCTTTCGAATAAGAGGCAGATCGCTATTCTTAAATCATTTAATCCTCAGCAACGCGCTCATTATCTCCCGCTCGCCAAGAAGGAAGTGCAGCATGAATGGTATCAGCAGCATTGAACTAGCGGTATTAGCCGAATTAATTTTAAAAGATTCAAGACCAATGACCGATTGGGAGCGCAAAGTCGCTGCTGATTTCTTCTGGTCGGAGTTTGAAGATGAGCGACCCGATCCTGACAAAGATTAATTCCGGCTGGGAAAAGTCTGTCGGCGGCGAGAATTACAAAAAAGCCGCAAAATGGCTCCGTTTATTCGTGCAATACACGAAGACAAGTAGCGGAGTTCCCGAGGAACACCAGCCCCAGGCGCATGAATGGATTGCTTTTTTAATCAATAAGCTGGACAATATTGACGACAAATCCGCTCCAGATGTCATCCAGGCCATTAAATTCGCCCGTCGCCAGCTTAAAGCCCGAGTCAACTACGGGTCAGGATTTAGTCAAACCCTCTCCGACGAAGAACGGGAGCGAGCCGCCATCATTGGCAAGCCAATTAAACTTGGCTTTCAGGATTCTTTCCGAACGAACGGCGCTGCTGATAGCCCTGACTATGAATTTCTCGATAATAATCTGGACGTTGATTGATCCGACTTATTTGAGAATAATCGCTTTCGCCTGTTTTGCGGTCGCTAGCTTTGTAATTTTGAGGTTTGGTAATTCTCCTGAGTAAATGTCATGCTATGACTGACATAATGACGCGATCTTACACCACGCGATGGAGACGTAACGCACAGGGGTGGATCGAGTCTTGGGTCTTAGGCGGTTTTCATCGCGACTACGCTTTAAATAAATCCGGTCAGTTTGGCCGGTTTTACAACGGAGCATGGCACTGGAAATGAAACGTGGACGCCCGGTAGGCAGCAAGAATAAAGAGTCCGTACCTGAAAATGGGTCATTGCCAATTTTGCGGCGTGTCTACAAACAGCTGCAAGAGCTTTCTAACGGATCAGGAATAAAGATCCATCAGGTATGGCTTGATGTTCTAGAGAACGGATTGGTGGCAACTCGTGAGATGTATAGACCTTTAACCGATGGTCACAAAACCCTGATCGAATACCGAAAATCACTGCGGGAGCAATTAGATGAAACTGATACGAATGACGATACCGCCGGGCTGGACGGAACTCGACAAGCTGACCTCGAACGAAATGGACATACTGATCTCGGACTGGTTGGATCGACTGGACTCAGCCCCGAACTACAGCCAGTTGCAGACGGACTTGACCTTGCTCCTGTCGGACCCGGACTCAGCACCGAGGGTGACGAGGCTACTGGAAGCGATCGAGGAGATGATCAATGAGCAAGTTGATTGATCAATGAGCAGACGATACGACAATGGCCAAGCCTCATGGTCCTATCACGTTTGCAGGAACATGGAGGGACGTTGGTCGGTTGTATCGACAAAGAGGGCAACGATGCCTCCATGGGAGCAGATCGATGGTCCCTACCAGCACGAGGACGCGGTCAGGATATCGAGGGAAAGGAACGAGCTTCGTGCACGACGGTTACATAGAAATGGTTTTCGAGCAGATCTGTTGTAAAGTGCTGCTTTGTCCTGCATTGACTGACAAGTTATGAATATATTCCAAAAAATAGAGTCCTTCTTCGGTTGGGGGTCAAAACCCACTACGCCGCCGGCGCCTTCTCAATTCCAATCCGTAATTGACGAGACTGGAAAAGTTGTTGATACGGTTGAGAACTCAGTAAATACGCTTCAACCGTTCGTTTCGGTTTATCCACCGCTCGCCGGGTATCTATCGGCAATCGCTATCGCCGTTCATGCGCTGGATAGCTACGTGGATACGCTGGAGACTCCGACTCCTGTTGCCGTGCCTACGCCGGCCGCGCCGGGAGCGATACCGACGGCCAATCTGTGAACTTACTGGCTTTATTGGCTGCTGGTGCTCCATCACAGGTTGGAGCACCTAATTTTGGGGCTTGGGGGCATTACATTTGGTTCATCGTCATCCTGTGTCTGATTATCTTTGTCGTATGGTGGGCATGGTCGCAACTGGCCGCGAGAGTTCCTGAACCGCTCCGAACCGTCCTCGTTGTTTTAGGGATTATCGCGCTAGCGTTAGTTGTCATCTTTTATGTTCTTTTGCCCTTAAGCGGGCTTTTCTGACGCTGTGAACTTCTTCGTCAATCTGATCTGGAAGCATCTCCTTGCTGCCGTGGTCTCTAATTGGGGCACGACAGTAAACGGACTTATCGGGGCCATCCTCTTGGCTGGTCCGACCCTGTACCATACCTACATCGAAGGCCATTCATTCCAGACGACCGATTGGGCGCTGGTTGGTACTGCGGCATGGCTTGTCATCTGGAACGCGCTACGGGCCAAATTCAGTTGGTCTAGTATCCTTGGAGCGATGCTCTCCGGCGCTCCTCGCGCACAGTTGGCTGACATGACTAAGGAGAACACCACAAAGAAATGAGAAGGCGACGCAGAGGCAGATCAAGGGATGACGACTCAGGTTGGTTATTTTTAATGGTCTTTCTCGCCATCGCTTTAATGGTGAGCCTGATTGTTTTTGTAGCGTTAGATCCAATGAGAATTCTTTGGCTTCTGGCAGCGTGGTCATTCGGCTACTTCGCGACTTGGTTGTACGGAAAATACTCATAATGCCGACTCCAGCAGACCGTAAGACGCCACACGACGAGCGAGACGACGAGACGATCGATTCTGCGACAGGGATCGGCGAGCAGGATGGTCAGATTTTAGACAATACTTCTATAGATCCTGAGATTCAGGATAAAGACAAAGGTTTCCCTACATGAGTGGTTTATGGTTGTTTTCGCGACGACATGCAAGAATCGGACGGACCACTTGCGGAAAACTCTGCCGCGCAATCTCGCCGATAATCCTGATTCTAGGTTCGTAGTCCTAGATTACAATTCGGGCGACGACCTGATCCCGTTCCTTCGTACTCTCGAAGGGCCTATCGCTGACCGCCAACTGACCGTCTACAGTTACGCCGGGTGGCCTAAGTTTCGGATGGCGCACGCCAAGAATATGGCGCATCGGCTGGGAATCGTTGAGGGCGGCCAAGTGATTGTAAACCTCGACGCGGACAACTTCGCCGGCCCGAACTTCCATGAGTTGGCTCAAGAGATGGTGGCTCTCGGGCCGGATGTGTTTTTGTGGGCCAACATGGTCAAAGGCGAGATGGATCGAGGGATCAGTGGCCGGATCGCTGTTTCACCGCAACAGTTCCGAAAAGTCGGGGGCTACGATGAGAAATACTTCGCTTGGGCGTCCGACGATAAAGATCTGAATCTCCGGTTGCGAATGGTTGGCTACCAGGGAATCGAGATCGATAAACGCTTTCTGTCTGCCGTTAAGCATAACAACAAGCTCCGATTTAAAGAGTACCCACACCTGGCGTCTTCTCCCGAATCGTATTTCACCGTTGACCCATCCTGCATAAAGAAAGCCGTAGTTAATGATGGGCGAGTCGGTTGTGGGACCGTGTACCGAAACTTCGATCGAGATGATATCGTTGATATTAAGCCAGTGGCGACTCGAGTCTTTGGCGTTGGTCTGTCAAAGACTGCCACCTCTTCGCTGCACAAGGCGTTCAGGATTCTAGGCTACGATTCTTGGCACTGGTCGAGCGCGCACACGGCCAAAGCGATCTGGCAAGAGATGAACACCAACGACCGGTCGCTTACAGTGGAACGGTTCGAAGCGCTCTGTGACCTTCCGATTCCGCTCCTTTACCAGAAACTGGACGCCGCGTACCCAGGATCTAAGTTCGTTCTGACGATCCGAAACGAAGCGAAGTGGCTGGATTCGATGCGGCGCCATTTCATGGCAGGCCATAATCCTTGGAAAGCTAATTGGAATAACGATCCGTTCACGCATCGAGTGCATCAGTTGACCTACGGCCGGTGCGATTTCGACGCTGAGATGTTTCTAGAACGATACCGGCAGCACAACGCTGAAGTCATGGAGTACTTCAAATTCAGGCCGGAAAGCTTGGTAGTGTTGCGGATGGACAAGGGAGATGGGTGGCAGAAGCTTTGCGCGTTCCTTGATAAACCGATCCCGAGCATACCGTTCCCGCATGTGAACAAATCAAACTTATGGTCATTGCAACAATAAAAGGCATACAGGTCGATCAAGATGAGCAATCCTACCGAATCACTTGGACTAGTGGCGCCGCTGTTGACGCGGATGCTGCTAATGGACAAGCAGGGAAACCCTTTGCGTATCGATATCCCGACAATGATGGATGGGACACTCTTGCTGACGCCGGATACCCAAGTCAGTCATGGACTGACGTCCTCTACGACGACGGAACCGGACACCCGTTAACCGACGGCCACGGCAATGCGTATTCGAAGACTAGTTACGTCTGGCCGGGTCGCTCAGTGGCCGAGAGAAGCGTGGATGCTTGCACGGTTCCTTACGCCGTGGTTAATCCTCATGTGCGCCGCAATTCCATTGGAGTGGTTATTGGATGCCGTGTTGTCATTTCGTTTAATGGTCGCCAAGTTGAAGCGGTGGTGGCGGACGTGAGCGGACCGAACGATATCGGCGAGATTTCAGTGGCGGCGGCTGAAGCGCTCGGGATCAATCCAAGCCCTCGTAGCGGTGGAATCGATTCGGGTGTATCCTACCAACTGTTTCCCGGTACAGCGGCAGTCATTAACGGGATAACGTACAGTTTGCAACCAGCTTAAAATGAAGGCTTACGTCGGCTACCAATGGCAAGAAAATGCGTTAAGCAGCATAGGCTCGTTTAATCCGGTCGCCGCCTCGGCAGGCACATACTGTACGATTTCGGCCAATAATCCCCCGCTGATTTTTGGCGTGTCGCCGCAGCCCTACAACGTGAATCTAGCGTTTATCTGCACCACGTTTTATGGGTACGCGAACGCTGGGGTGACAGGCGGCTTAATTCAACTGCAAATCCAACTTGCAGACGGAGCTTATAGAGATTACGGCCCGGTACAGGCCCTTTCGGTCCCTGGATTCGCTTTCGCTATCGTGGTGACGACCCCGATTTTTGGGGCTCAATTCAATATCACAAGCTCTATTACCGGCGGGTCACTTTTTCTAGAGATCGACGGTCTCTTAGCCTAAGAATCCCAGTGACGAATAGGGAGTCAGCATTTGGTAAGCCGTAGATAAGACAAACCATGGCTGGGGAATGACTGGCGGGTTATTCCCGAACAGCAGTTGGTTGTAGAGACTGAATAATTCCTGGCTATTGGCATCTGTGTACTGGGACTGATAGAGCTCAAAGAACTGTCCACCAAGTTTTGTAACGTCACCGGCTAGCGTGTAGCCATTAGCAAGTAATCTCTGCATCTGTTGAACGCCTATGTTGCCGGTTGGTGATGGCTGAAATCCAAGCGGATGACTGACTGTATATTGTTGGAAATAATCGGCTGGTGTACCACCTGAAGTAAGTCCATCGGACTTGAACCCAAAGTGCGATCCATATCGAGAGGTACAAGTAGCCAAAAGAGAAGGCATAGAGGTCACATCGCCGGGTACAGGCGCGCCGGTAACAAATATTAGTTGAGTCTTCGGGAATGCCGCGACATAGAACGGTACATACCCGTTGACCATGGCGTTAATCCAGATCTGGACTCCCCCAAGCGCATTCAGCGGACCCACCCCGTTTGTGCCTCGAGTTATGTAGCTTTCTCCGTCGCCTACACCTGAATCAAGCGCGATGTACGCCAGGAGCGGAGATCCATCATACCGAGCTCCGAACGCCTGTACGAACTGCTTGTAATAAAATTGGAATATTGGGTCCCAAGGCGCATATCCAACCGTGGGGACGGTGTTGGAGGCGTTCCAGTACGTATACGTTGAACACGCTCCCATCGGGGTCGATCCCAGCCAAGATGGTTGTTTAGAGATTCCGCTAGCAGGACCAGGGTTTGTGAAAACGCCGAGAGCGTAATATTTGTTGTTTAGCTGGCAGAGGTTAATCATGGAATCAATCTCGTTCCAGTTATAAACCCCGATAGAAGGGTTACAATTCTTCCAGCTGAATCTCCCAGACGGACCGCTCATATTAGCCTGCGTGAATACCGGAGCTCCTACCCAAGACGCGTCTACGCCGTTAAGGGGGAATAACCCGCGCGCATATTGTCGTACGACAGGAGCCGTCGCCGCCGGGGCGTTTTTACCGACAAGGGTGCTGTCGTTCGCTACTAGAGCGCAGAGGACGTATGCTGTTGATGGAGCGGTGTTTGTCGCACTAAAGGGGACGAGGTTTAGCGGAGTTGTTGGTACAACGGTCCCTAGCGAGTCAGCGGCTCCTTGGCCTATCGAATTTATGCCGCGCGAGTTAAACCCGGCTCCGATTGTGACGGTTGAATTGGCAGCGCTGTGGTATGCGGCAATAATGAGTGTATCGGTATAGGCCGTTGTGAACAAATCGCTAGCGGGAAAGAATGGGCCGCCATCCTGGATTAAGGATATCAGATCGAATACAATGCTCGCATTTTGTCCGTTGTACTCGGCGGCAGCCAAGCAAATGCTATTCGCAACCCCGCTCATCGTCACCGTTATTGTCATATTCCCGCTGGCAGGGATTGAGTTTATTACAGCGGTATAGAGCGCAGTGTTGTGGTTGCTGCCTTCGGTTGAGGTTCCTATTAGAGAATAAGTGTTTGGGACGACCGCGTTATCGGTGACAGTCGAGACCGTAAACGCATTGGTCCAAAACACCCAAAGGATGATGCGCCGTCCGATAACACTTGGAGCAGGGCCAGTGATCGTTGCAGAGGAAGCGTTACTCGGGCTTGTCTGCGGCCATGCTTGGCCTAAAGTCCATGCGCTCATTTGCCGTGTTTACTCTCCGACCACTCTTTGATTTCTTTCTGTCGTTCAGGATCGTCGAAGGCGGTATTTCCGCACACTACCGTGCTTGTGTAGGGATTAACTTCGGGATTCACGATTTGAAGTTCGAAAACATCCCATGGAGTTCCCTGTACGATCTCAAGGCCGCTGATTATCATCGGTCTTTAGATAAGCTTTATTCCAGTATGCATCATGGTTCTCTATTGATGCGCAGCCGACTGTAGCTAATAAAAGCCACAAACACGCCAAAACAAAACGTGTCCATAGCCACAAAGGAGCCATCAGTAATGCTATGAGCAATCGGGCCAACATCCGTCGTCGGTGCGCGCCGCTCCTCTCCATGGTCGATTTTGAGCTTCGCGCCGGTTCCAAATCTCGATAGCTTTAGCGCGAGACCACCAAGTTGTACCTATCCGGCATTCAGAGCATTGCACCGCAAACATTTCTTCAGGCCCTGTCTCTCGGTCTGAAATTAATTCAGCAGCAGACCCGCACATAGGGCACGGCAGCAGTTCAGGATTATTGCTCATTTGGGTTCAAACTGCTTCGTTGCCGGAGACTGCAACCAATTAACGAATTCGTTCCACCAGCCTTCGTCACTCTGCATAAAGACTTTCCCGTTCTGCTTTTGTTCTTCAGTGAAAGCCTCCAGAGCTTGGATCTTTGTTCTGGCCCAATGTCCAACTGTTTTTAGCTCGTGGCTCATTTGCGTTCTGTCTCCTTGGCTAGCATTCGTGCAAACCGCCTGCTCAATTGACCGTCGGACAGCTTCTCTATCGCCATGCGGATGGTGTTAGCGTCCTCGGCCTTTGCTCCTTCTAGCAGCCATTTGCGTAAATTGTGGTGCTTGATGTGCCCAAGCAGGGATGCGTATTCGCTCATTTAGAGTGCATCTCCTTTAATCGCAGCTATCCCCATCTCTGCCACCCCCTTGATTTGATCGGCATCCAGGCCGGTCACGTTCCACGTGTTCCTGTGGACAGCATTCATCCACAACAAGCTGTACGGTTCCGCGATTCTTGCTAGCACCATCGTGCGCAAATCTTCTGGAGAAATTTCCAACTCTTCAGCCAGAGAATTAAACCATTTGTAATCAGTCGCTTTCTTATCGCCCTTTCGATCGACTATGCTGAGCAAAACAAAAGTCGCCGCTGTTATTCCTGCGAGTTGATAGCCGTTGAGTTCGCTCACGACCATCTTTCCGCTAAACGTTCTTGACGATATAATTCTCTCAACACAGCACCGCGAATGGCTGATTCCGTAAAGCCGATAGGTAGATTTTCCCGCCTGACTACATGTTCTATCGAGTTGCACCCCATTGCGTCGCAGTTGTGGCTTTCATCATCGCTATTTGGCGATCCGGTCCAGATCAACTGATCGTTCTGTAACCACAGGTTAGCGTGAATTTTTATTAAATCGCTCATTGCCTCATCGCCCTCCTGATCCGAGCTAGGGATAGCTCATCCGAGTTGATTGCATCCTCGAGGCTCAGAGTCTCGACCAGCTCCGATTCGATCTTGTCAGGGATCGAATTGCGAATGTCCGCGATGTCGATCTCGGCTTTCCGCTTAACCTCGGCGGTCACGTGCGCTATCAGCTTGGTTAGTTTTGCGTTTGTCATTTGGATTTCCACTTCCTTTTTTCAGGCGATTTCAGCCAGACAGTAAAAGCGTCCCACCATTCTTGATCAGTTAGATAATCAAGCCCAATACCGCCTTGCTTGGCGTGCTCAACGAATCCCTCTATGGCTTGAATCTTAGTTCGCGCCCAGTGGCCTACTGTTTTTCGTTCATGGCTCATTGCCCGCTCCTTTCGGCTTGGTAGGCGCGCCATGCTTCTTTAGCTTCCTCGTATGGAACAGGTTCTCCGGTTTCGCACGCCCACCCGAGAGCGAAAGAAAACGCCTTGCGCTCCCGCTCTTCGATCAGTTCTTTGATCGATATCACGCGCTCTTCTCCGTCCTGATCTCCTCCAACGACATGAACCAAAACACTGTTGGGAAAATTCGGGTGCTCTCCACCGAATAAGTTAATGATTTTAAGCTCTCTCATCGCCAATCCTGCCAGTAGCGCGATTTGACGCGTTTATATTTCACCGGCCGGTTCGCTAGGTAGACTAGCCTTAGGAAGCAGACCATGGCTACAGCTAGGAAAACAATCGTTTGATAATCAGGATCCCAGCTCATACACGGTCGCTTAACATGTCGATTGCTTCGTTAAGTCGATCCCAGCCAACTTCCTGGGCCAATGTTTCTGGGTCTGAACCCAGCATAAGGTCTTCTGCTATGGTTTGCAGTGATTTCATATTGCAAAGAATCGTTTTGCGCCTTTGATCGCCTCTTCTGCTGAATAACAGACAAGGTAGTCAAAATGCTCTCTTGTTAGCCATTCCTGGCGTTCCTCCTGCTTTTTGCTGAGGACTTCTCCTGGTCGTTTAAATTCGATGAAGAGCGTTAACCCTTTATGGAATAGACTGAAGTCTGGGTGGCCTACCTGGATAGTGACTGCCTTGTCTTCTCGGCTCCGCAGATAGTAAATCTGGTTGAGTTGACACCAACTCTTGAAGATACGGTGATCTTCCATTTCTCGCCGGCGGCTGTATTTCCCCTGCGCTTCTGCTGCGGTCGTCTGCTTTATGGCACGTCTGTCTTTGGCTGACATGAGGCGCAAGAAATGATCTGGGAGGAGTGATGTCATTTGCTATGGCCCCAGTTAGCTGTTTTCCATTCACCTCTATCTGTTCCAAAGTCTGGTGGGCATGGATTAAAAATGCGCCATCGGTTCTCTTTGATAAAATTAAAGGCTTCTCTCTTATCGTCTATCTGTGAAAACCTCCGGAACCAGTATTCAAGGTCTTCTTTATACCATTGATCTCTTTGGTCACAGTAAGCCTGCCAACCAGGAGGATCCGGCCTTACTCTTCCGCTCATCGGAGGCCTTCTTCCCCTCATCGCTTCACCTCAATCGCGAGGTCTTTCGGCGTTTGCTTGAGCAAACCCAACAAAGTCAGTCTTCGAATGACACTCTCGCGCGCCTCGTCTTCTGGCAGCTCTGTCTTAGCCTGCACGATCTTTACGATCTTCGGAAGGCTGGCGGACATTGCGGAGCGGAATTCATCCCCTGTCATGCCGCACATTTCTTTGAGCTCGGAGTAGACCTTTTGAAGATCCCCGAAGGTCGTCGTCTCGCCGGTAGGCCGCAGGTGAAACTGCGAGAAGTCCTCGGGCCGTTCTTTGAGCCGGCCTTTCAGCTCGTCCTTGATGACCTTTGTGATGCTTTCGGCCTGCTTGCCGTACGCGTATAGATCTTCCAAAAGCCCGTCCGCTATATGCGGCACAAGATCCTTTGGAGAACGGCTTAGGTGCGTCAGGGCCTCGGGTTGAGATAAAGCAGCCTTACAGATGATCCTCGCGTTGCAGCGGGCGCAGTGTGGGCCTGGCGTGGCTACAGCGTTCGGGTCATGGATCGCTTGCAATAGCTCGTGAACGCGCTCGGTGGATTCTATAATGTGCTCCTGCTCATAGAACGCCGGCGGCTGGAACTTCCTGTTGGGCTGAAGGATTGCCGTAACGGCGCGGCGAGATCCGAAATTCTGAGCAGCGAGCACGACCGCACCGTCCAGTTGCCAGTTCCTGGACGGTGGGTCTACGTGCCCCCAGAGGCTCTTCAAATCGAGGATTAGTGCCGTCTTCCGCTTATCGTCAAAGAGGAACACATCATCAGGCTGGCCGCTGAATAGGTTTTCCCCACTCTCGGGGTCTTTATACCACAGCCGTTCTTCGTGGATGTGCCGAACTGCTGGAGCGTCTACAGTCTTACTGATCTGCTCAACGAGTTCGTCTCGCTTTGCGTCGGCCCTATCGAGCACGTCCTTTTGCTCGATAGTCAGTCCAACGTCTTTCCCGTCCCATGCCGCGTGGACCTCCTCGCCGTACGCAGCCCACTCGTTTGGCGTCTGCTCGGGCGACAAAAGCTCGAGCTGGAACTTCGCTTTGCAAGCGTTGTAATCGCCGAACTTGCTGATAGACGGCAGATCTTTTCGGATCGGATCACGGTATTCAGTCATACTTGCTTGAAGTGGCTAGCGCTATGATTGCTCCGCCTCCCCCTCCTATCATTCCAATGAAGAAGTAGACGCCGAAGTCTAGCAGCGCTTGGTTCACGTTCTCGGGAAGAAGAACCCCCATTGCTACTGATATTGAGCACGAAATTACGGTCCCTATTAGCATCCCTATTATCATTCTGATTGTCATGCTTCGTATGACCTTTCCCGCATCTCGTTGACCTCGAACTCTAGCTGCGCGTCCGTTCGCCCGAACTCGTCAAGATCGTTTCCGCCACATAGTTTAATCATCTCGTTCTCAGCCGCGTCCCAGCCGAGCTCGAAGGCACCTTCAAAAACCGCTGTTTCGATAGGGTCCAGTTTGCGTCCCAATCGGGCGGTGAAAGTCGAAAGCCAGTGCTCTAGCGATTGCTTCTTTTTCATGGCTAAGTGAACAGCGCCTCTGCTTCCTTCGGTTCTGGGTCTGCTGGTGTTGGCTCCTCGCTGAAGGAGTTGGCGGCAAAGTCGTCGCTTCCCGCGTTCTTGATTCGTTTCGGCTCGACAGCTTCAGCCTGGATATCAATCGGCGCGTCGTCGTCAGCCCAGATCTTCTCGCGGAGCTCAGGCGAGAATGGGAGCCACTTCGAATGCGGTCGGAACGCTGTCTTTGCCGCCATAGCTTCGTAGTCTGTCACCCATGGCCCTTTATCTGGCGATTTAGACCTTGCTCTAATGGCGTCGATCTCGCGCTTACTCATGACGTGAAAGCTTTCACCTCCGTCCTTGAAGCGTACAAACGAGTAAGCAGCGATCACCGGGCCGGGTTCATCGTCAAAGGTTGGCACATGCCTCAAATACTGATTCGACCCAAACGAGAACTTGAACTCGTCGCCCTTGTGCACCGCGCGACCTTCAACCAGCGAGACTTCTCCACTTCTGCGCACGATGTCTACAAGCCCTTTATAGTCGATTACAAGCGTCGCAAGCATCGTCCCGCTCTTTGTATCCTTGAATGGGATAAGATGCGCCATACGGCCGTCTGGCTCCAGCCCGACCTGTGATAAACGAACGAGGCAGTCAACGACTGACAATTTCGTGCATTCTTGCAACTTCGGGGTTCGAACAAGCGCTGCGTACGCAACGCGCATAAACCGATCCGGCTTCAAATGCGCCGGCAGGATTTCAGCGATTCGAGAAGGTAATTGCTTCTCAAGATACGCCTTCATTGTGTCTGATTTAGTGTCTGGGGTGCTCATTTTATTTCAGGAATTTCAACTATCTGCTCGAGCAATTTTACCAAGGCTGTTTCAACCCCGTTCTGTGCATCGCTTCTTTGCATGTGGCGATGACACGTAAAATGAATGTAAGAGATCCGCCCATCATCAGTGGAGACCTGAAGATCTCCGATGGCTGTATGGATGTGGTACCAGTGGTCGGTATCGATCGTCATAATTGAATCGTTTTTCTAACAGGAATGTCATTAACTTTTGTTAATTTTGTCAGTCTTCGTCGGACATTGCATCTTGCCAGACTCGCCAGAAGATTTCGCCCTTTATTCGGACCTTTCGCAGCACTGGATTAAGGCCACGCTTCTTCATGGCAGCCACAAAAGCGTTCGCGAACCCTATCGTGTAAAACTTGTACGAGTCGCCCGGCTCCATCTCGTCGATGGCTTTAGAATACTTGCTTTCTCGAGCTGAACGGCTCTTTGGAATCGGGATTCCTTTTTCGATAATCATGGCGTTTAGCAGTGTCATACATTGTCATGCATGAGCAGTCAAATTAATGGTGGCTAGTTTTTATCTAAATACTGTGTTATAGCTTCTTTAATGGCGTCCGTCGTTGTCATGCGTTTTGCAACTGCAATTTGCTCGACCATCTGTAACAGGGTAGGAGGTAGTTTAACGGTTACAGGTACTTGCTGAGTAACGGGGGTTGATAAGTCATCCATCATGCAAATTTCCCGAAGGAGTGGTATGAATGACTAACAATATATGTCGTATAAAATAACGTCAAGGGTTTTCTAAAATTTCCATAAGGAAAGCCGTAAGTGCCTAACTGTTACGTTTTTGTAACGTTCTTATTGATTGACTTATCGCGTTTTGCATGGTAGTCCGTCTTTGTATGACGCTGATTATGTCCAAAAAAAACGCCAATGATGTCGATGCGCGAGTCACAATCCGCGTTGACCCCGAGTACCGAGACGCTATGCAGTCGGCCGCTAACGAGCTAGGCATCAACCAATCGATCCTCGTACGTAATGCTGTACAGGAATACATCGAGCGACACGAGAAGTTTTTCTCCCCTACCCTGTTCCGGTGGTTTCGGATCTGGCGCGAGAACCGGAAACGGTCGAATATGCTGTGAGCGAGCGAGAAGTTTCTAGAAAAACTAGGAACTTTTTCGCTTGCAAAATGTCTGTCAACGTATGACGATTCTTGGACATTCTTGGACAGTCAATAAACCCAAATGTTCGCCAAAGTGTTCCGGCAAATCTTCGAATCCTCCATCGCTGAGGATTATACCGTTCGCCACGTTTTCATGGATCTGATCGTTTTAGCTGATCTGGACGGCGTGATCGACAAAACCCATGAGGCAATAGCACGCTTAACCAATGTCCCCTTAGAGCACGTTCAGAGAGCAATTCATGAGCTTGAGTCGCCGGACCCTAAGAGCCGCAGTGATACCGAAGAGGGTCGGCGCCTAATGCGTTTAGACGATCACCGCGATTGGGGTTGGCAGATTGTCAATTACGAGGTGTACCGAAATATCCGGGATGAAGAGGCGAGGCGGGCCTACTTCCGTGAGAGAAAGCGGATCGAGAGGGAAAGGAAGCGGTTGTCCAACGGTGTCTTGGACAGTCAAACGAAGTCAAACGAATCCACCAAAGAAGATACTTCTGTTTCTTCCTCTTTTTCTTTGTCTTTGGAAGAGGGTTCTAGGGAGGAACCTAAAAGGGATAAAACTCGACCATTAACCGCCAAGGAGGTCGAAGAACACGTGGTCGGATACCTGGAACTGACTCAGAACGACGCGTTTTGGCTATGGGACCACTGGGTTGGAAATGGATTTACAGTCAACAATAAGAGGATGAAGAACTGGAAGGGCGTGGCCTCGGCGTGGGCTAGAATGCCACCGGAAAGAAACCCTTACCCTAGCTTGGGATCAGTCAGAAAATGAACGCAATTCCAACAACTTTCAACGGGATCAAATATCGAAGTCGCCTTGAGGCTCGATGGGCTGAATTCCTGGCAAATCGAAATATAGATTTCGAGTATGAACCTGAGTGGCCGGGCTCCTATCGACCAGACTTTCTGCTGACAGATTTCTCAGTGTACGTAGAGGTCAAACCGGCAGCTTTACTGCAAGAACTCCAACTCTTTCGACATGAAATCATGACCAGTTGCGAGCACTGGATTTGCGTGGACAAAGCCTCTCGTTCTACCTGGCACGTCATCGAGTATAACCTGACATTTTGGGAAAGAGGAGTGGAGATGATATTGCCGCTACCGATCGACTTCAGAAGGGAAATGCAAGGTTATGAGGCCGTCGGTGGTCTTCAGCAAATGATTTTTGATTGTCCGTTAATCATCAATGCTCTATGAAACTAGAAGAAAAAGGCTGGGCTGTGTGTGGAATCTGCGGCGCAGAATGGCAGACAAATTACTGGCTAATGCTTGGCCAGAAGAAGCTACCGACGATCTGCGTCCACTGTGACGCTAAACAAGCCTGGAAGGTCGCCAAATTCGACCGACCAGCCAAAGCTACCAGAATTGTGAGAAGTCCAATCGTGGACTAAAAGTCATGCAACGACAGACGACAAAAGACATGAAACGCCAGCGCCGCCAGGAAGCCCTAATCGGCTTCCTAAAGCGCAAGAAACACGCTCAAGACCAACTCATGCTCGAAACCACCTCAATCAAGGACATGAAGAAATGAGAACGGTCGTCATCGTCAGTGAAACCGCAGAGGGACACGAGATTTTCGAGGGCGTTATTGAAGTGCCCGACGACGTGGATCTCGAGGCTGAGCGTACAGTCTGGAACAAGTGGTACTACGGCAAATATTGCACGAATTTCACGTCACCAAAAAAGGTCAAATACCACAGCCTGCTCGACCAGCTTTTAACCAAGTGCCACAAGATCGGCGTGGAACAGTTCACGATATGAGCCGCTGGAAACCATGCAGCACTCCAGGCTGCCGCGGCGTTTCGTGGGCTCACGGCCTCTGCCATAAATGCTATCAACGAGCTGCGCGCCTAAAGCGAAAAAGCTTGAACCCCGCGCCCAAATCTGCTGTATAACTCGACTGTGAAACTGTTCGCTCTTCTGTTCGTGTCCGCCGCTCTCTCGAGCTGCGAAGATTTTGAACACGGATTCGTTGACGGCTACAACCGAGCCCACAGCGCTGATTACGTCTCCTACACGGCGCCAGAAACCACGTATTACGTGCCCCCACCTCAGCCGCTGTACCACACCGGCGTCATCAACCAAATGGGCCAGCCACCCGCAATCTACTCAGTCGGCCCAACCGGTGGCGTTATCACCCAGATGGGTCACGCCCCAATCTTCGTTAGCGGTAACTGATGAGCACTGAACTAATTGAACACCCGCTTTGGTTAGAAAAGCTCTCGTCAGAGAGGCAGCGGCAACTTGATAAAAACTGGATCGTTTTTAGTCCAAAAGGCTTGTATCACATCCAGAGTTTGATTTCGAAAGGGAAGCTTGTCGTGGACCCCGCGATTGAGTTGCATGAAGATTCTTACGTTCCAACCGAAGAGGCTTTCGGTATGCTTAATCGCCAGTCTTTCCACTGGAGCGTTAAGGATTTAATCCAGCTCGATACCAAGCTTCCCTAGCGCAACGCTGCGCTCACTCGGCTCTTCAGCCGGCGCGTATTCAAGCTGTGAACGATGTTCAGCCAGGCGGGCACATGCTAGACGCCGCCTAAATTCCGCGAGTGGGAACGTCTTTTTAAACGTTGGGTCGTCTATTAATTCTCGAGCGACCTTCCATCGAAACGGATCAACGATCTCGAGTGTTTCAGCGTCTAATCCAATCTCTCGTAGGTGCTGAGACCATGTGTGCCGCATCAGCCAGCCGTCAATAATCGATCCGTCGACCCCAAGAATTCGGCGCGCTTTCATTAAATGCCACGCGGAAAGCCGCGGATGAATTCTCCCATCGCGTAAGTAATCACGGATGAGTTCAATGCCACGCAGAATGGATTTGTCGCTATTACTTCGCATGCGCGTGAGACCAAAGTATCAGGTGCGATTTACGCGCTCAACGGAATTAATTCGAACCTGAGCCAGCGGCTTCGGTGAGATACAGGGGTTGTTAGGGGATTTTGGGGGTCGCCGTCAAGCTTATTCGTTCAGTCGGCCGCAAATAGTTCTATTTAATATGATCTCTATTGTATGATATTATGCGTCATGTCAACCACGTAAGTCACTGAGGCACAATCACTTACGACTCGAAGTCTACTTAGTTAGTAGGCTGAAAAGCAAAGGTTTTAATCGTGTCACTGCTTATGTGATGGTTAATCGGGCCGGTTGTCGGCTACAGTCGATCATACCTACCAGTCAGGCAGCCTAAGCATTCTTTTTTGTGGTTCACGCACAAACTCGCGGTGGTCAACGCGCGCGCACCCCGGGAGGTCCCTGTACAATTTTTCCTAAAGAAATTTTTGTTTTGGTGATAGGATTGTCAGTCAATGAAAGACCCCGGCCTACAGATTGGCGATTGGATCCAATCTGAGAATGGGACGTTGAAGATAGTGCGCATCGAGGAAGGGGTTTACTTGGGGGAGTTTATCGATGGGCCGAACGATGGGCATTACGGGAATTGTCTGTGGAAAGAACTAGAGCCAGATGAGTGAAGAGATCTGCGGGATCAGCCGGGAGAACTTCATAGCGTTCTGTACGAAGCTGAAGATCCCGGCGAAGGAAGGCGGGGCGGAACAAGAGGGATCGAGTGCGTTGATTCCGATGGAGTTGATGCGGACGCAGGTTTATCTGGTGGACGAGATCCTTGAGGGGCTGTCGCGCGGGGTGCACAAGTTCTATGTGCTGAAGTGCCGGCAATCAGGGACTACGACGGCGGGCCTGGCGTTCATCTTGTACTGGTGTTTTAAGCATGACGGGATGTTTTTCAGCTTTATCGCGGATAGTCAGCAGCGCGTGATGGTGAACCGGTCGCTTTTGGGCGGGATGGTGCGCTCGCTTAAGGATCACCCTGAATGGCGCCAGGAGGTGTTAGAGAATAACCGGGAAGTGATCGCTTTTGCGAACGAGAGCCGGATTGTTTGGGCGAACGCGAACAGTTCGGATGAAGGTGGGCTTGGTCGAGGTATGGGGTTAATCGGTTGCTGGGGTACAGAGCTCGGGCGGTGGAAAGATCAAGAGGGGGTGAAGTCGCTGATGAGTGCCTTGGCGAAGAAGAACCCTGTTAGGTTCCATTGCTTTGAAGGAACGTCGACGGGCCCGGGACTATTCAAAGACTACTGGTCGGCTGAGGACGCGACGGGGGCCAAGTCGATCTTTATCGGCTGGTGGCTGCATCCGGATTACGATCTGGATTTAGAGGACCCGAAGGAGCTGCAGCAGTATAGAGTGTACTGGGAAGGGATGCCAAGACTTGAGCGCGAAGAGCAGAAATGGACTGACCAGATAAAGACCCGGTTTGGATACGAAGTAACCAAGAGTCAAATAGCCTGGTGGCGTTATACGCTGAAAGAGGAGTATGGGGGCAAGGTTGGTCTGATGTATCAGGAGTATCCACCGCTCCCAGAATACGCCTGGCAGTACGGAGGTAAAGGATTTATTGGTCCGGCGGCGCTAGCGAGTGCGCAGAATGTGAGCCTGAAGTACGAACGGTATGCGCGCTATTTCAGAGTGGAGCTGGGCCGCACGTTCCAGGATCTTCGCATTGACGAGGTGGAAGAAGGCGGGTGGTACGACCTCGTGATATGGGAACCGGCGGCTGAAGGGCCGTTTGTCCGGTACGCGATCTCGATGGACCCGGCGCATGGAGCGAGTGAAGACTGTGATGCCGCCGCGATCCAGGTGTTACGCTGTTACTCAGATTGTGTTGTGCAGGTGGCTGAATGGACCAATACCGAGATCCCGGCGTATCAGCTAGCGTGGGTGCTGCTTGAGTTGACTGGCGCTTATCTCTCCGAGACCATGATCAATATCGAGCTCCAGGGCGGCGGGCAGGCCGTGCATAACGAGATCGCGCGGTTGCAACAGGAAGTGGCGCAAGGGTACGAACCGAAGCTCGCCAAGATTTTGAGCGATAGCCGGTTCTATCTTTACAGCCGGCAAGACTCGGTTCGTAAGAGTACCTCGTCATTTAACTGGGTGACGACTGGGCGCAACAAGCCGGTGTTACTTGAGACGTTCAGAGATTTCTTCGATCGCGGGCTATTTGAAGTCCGGTCCCCTGCCCTGATCCAGGAAGCAAGCGAGATCATGCGTAACCCGCGTAACGGTCGGCTTGAGACCGGGGAACAAGATCACCGGCTGATGGCGGCGGCGATCGGGTTACAGACTTACTTGCAGATCCTTGAGACTGATATAGGGGGGAACGAAGCCTTCAGCCGGAAACGCGCGGTTGAGACTGCGAACGACCGGCAAGATCCGGATAACCCCGATAGTCCGCTAGTCGAGAAACAGCTCGATACAAGCCCTGAAGCGGTGCTGCGGCGGCGCATCTTAGACTTTAAAGACGAGAAGATCCGCGAAGATCACGAAGCCATGGAACTGATGCGGGAGCAAATCGAGGAATATAGCGCGGGCTTGCCTTTCATCCGGCATCGTCCATAATTGTCAGTCAATGTCTGACGTCCAAATAACCCAGTTCGAAGGGGATGGAGTAAAGAGAGGCATTGGCGGGCGCGACTGTTTCGTAATCAATATTCGTAGCGGTGATGGGTACGAAGGAAATGAAATCACACCGCTCTTGGTTGGACAGCACAGAAACGGGATAAGGTTTGAAGAGGACGGACGGTCGTTCGTTGTCTCGGTTAAAGCCTTTAACTCCTTAGTCAAGTGGCTGAAAAGCTGGGGTTACTTATGATCCTCAAGGAATTTGATTGCCCGAACTGCGGTTCGTTCTCTGCTCTGATCCCGATCTGTACCCGGTGCGGCAAGACAGCGAAGCGCGCTGGGATGAAAGAGATTCTAACTAGCGGGAGGCCGCCGGGGTACGCTTCCGGTGTTGCGCGGCGGACCGACAAGATTCTAGAGCGCGAGTTTGCTGACCGTGGGATTGTGAATTTCTCTAACGCTAGCGGCGTGTCGAAGCCCAGCTTCTCTAGCCGCGTCATGCCGCCCGGGCTGAACATGGGGGTCTTAGGCGAAGCGCCCTCCGCGCCACCGATTCAAGCAGGCTACGCGTCTGACCTTGGCCGGATGGGGATCGACCTGCGCAACCTGACGATCGAAGGCAGGCCGTGGCAACCGCCCAAGCAGGAAGAGTTTCAAGCTCCCGTTAACACGGACCTAGGCCCGCGCGCTAATGAACTCTTGCAGAACCGGGAAGTGATCGGGCGGACTGATAACCACGGGAATCAGATCGAATGAGCCTGGAGCCAAAACACAAACGGCTTGCGCGCTATCTTGGTCAGCGTGGTCCAGGTGGACGGCCTCTGTGTTGTTGGTGCGGGGTTGAGGTGACAGGACGACGTCAGTCGTGGTGCTCTGATGCTTGTGTCTTGGACTTCAAGGCTACCTATTACCGAGCTCCGGACTGGCAGATAAAACGCGCGATCTTTGAGCGTGACCGAGGGGTTTGTGCGATGTGCGGTGAGCAATCGCACTCCTGGGAAGCGGATCATATTCTAGAATGGGCAGAAGGCGGGAGGACTAATCTCCAGAATCTCCAGACACTTTGCAGGACTTGTCACAAGAGCAAGAGTGCAGGTTATGCGGCGCGGCGCGCATACAGGCGGAGGCCAGCTAACAGTCAGCTATCTCTTTTTACAGAATAATTCATATGTACCTGAGCCCTTTCCCTACGCGCCGCAAAGAAGATCTCTTTCGGGTGCTAGCGGATTGTCGCTCAGATGCTCCAGCGCGGCAGACCTTCTATGACTCCTGTAAGCGGCGCTATCTATCGGGTGGGACGCCGCTAGATTCAGCGCGAGTTAATAAGATCGGTCCTTTCGTCGAAAAGAAAGCGGCGCTTCTTTACTCGCCGGATAGCCTACGCTTCTGGGTTAATGTTCCGCCCGACGAAGAGTCGCAGGAAAGCTTTCATCAGACTGATCCAGTAGCAGACTTCCTAGCTGAAGCTTGGGCTGACACCGATTCGGATGTGCTATTCAGTGAGGCGGTTACTTGGTCGTTAGTCAATGGAGCATCAATCCTGACCTTTATCCCCGAGCTAAAGACTAACGGCGAAGTTAACATCGTCACCCACCTGATAGATAACCCTGCCGACTTCGGTGTCTGGCGGCCAGGACAAACGGATTTGCGGCGTCAGCAGGCTATGAGTCTTACGACTTACTGGACTCTTGCCGAGCTAGAGATCCGGCTACGTCATCATCCGATGGGACCGAAGGTGCTTTATGAACTCGCTACCCATAAACCGAACCAAGACTCAGGAGGAGGCGTTATTGAAATGGGGCCTTCGGCTACGGTTTATAAAGCCGACTGGAATGCTGCTCGCTCTTATTCGTATCAGGCGCAGTATCCCCAGACCTATTATCAGTTGCATGATCTCTACTACTTCGATGATGATCGCGGCGACTGGATGGTTGCAACGATTTCTGGGTCGTGTGTCCTATACGATCGGCCTATTGAGGTAGTAGGACTACCCGGCACGCCACCGTTCATTAAGGTTTGTCCTAACAACATCCCTGGTTACTTCTGGGGTAAGTCTATGGTCGAGGATCTGGCCAAGCTTCAGCAATGGTACTCGGCGCGCCTGGAAGATATGGACGACTTGTTTGCTAAGATGTTGCGTCCACCGAAAGCCGCTTACGGTATGGGGCAAGGATTCGAGGGAAAGCTAGCATCGCTAAATCGGCCTGGAGGTAAGGCCGCTTTTCCTTCGATGAACTCCAAGGTTGAAGAGTTCAAGTCTATGATGTCTCCCGAGATGTTTGAGATGATGTCCGGGATCGATGTCAACTTTAGTTCTGCTTCCAACATGGAAGACTTGCTGCAAGGTAAGATGCCCGGTGGCGCTAAGGGTGAGGCAGGGATGGGAATCGCCAAGCGTCTCGGAGGCGCTGTCATCTCGCGTCAAGCGCTAGCGATCGAGAAACAAGTTGAAGATGCAGCCGGTCTTTTACTCAAGCTCCTCGCCCGTTATCACGCTGACCCGTTAATGGACGACAACAACAAACCTTTCTACCTCGCTCAGTTCGCTCCCAACTTTACCGTCAAGGTCGATGGCCGATCCAGTTCGCCGCTCAACATGGACGACACCCGGCAAGATGCGCTCGTTCTGAAGAAGTTCGGCGCGATCACCAATACCGACCTGATCGACATGATGCATCCGGCGCAAGCCAACAAGTTTAAACGCCAGCAGAAAAAGATCCAATGGATCGAGATGCTGGCCCAGAAAGTAGTAGAGATACAACAGCAACAAAAGCGGTCCGGTAAAGCCGCTTGAAACTCTAGTTCTTAAATTGCTTATAGCATGGCGTGAATATGTGCCGCGCCTTGTTAGCGCTTGCTGCAATCATGGATAGACCAATAGCCGGTGAAGGTAGTTGGATGCGCATCAATTTAGGGCACTTGATAACGATAGCGACTTTAGTTATTGGATTTCTCATAACCGCGCAGCAGGTTAAAGATCAGGTTGGTACAGTCCAGAATGATGTGGCGGATCTGAAGAAATCAGTTCAGGCTATCGAGGCCTCCATTAACACTAATGCTATCACCTTGACCGCGATGAGCGATGCGATCGCGGCGCTAAAGAATACTGAGGCAGAACATGAACGACACATGGAATCAACCGATACGAAGGTGGTATCCTTAGAGTCGATCACTAAGACGCTGGATACCAACATGCAACTGATCAACCAGCAGCTACAGTACATTGGGACCAGCCACATTGAACCGAGCCGGAAAAAATGACTCCAGACGAACTTCTCGATTATATCAAGGAGTTCCGAAAATCCGATCAGGAGAACATCAAGTCGGCTCATGCCTCTATGGAAAAACGCCTTGAATCAATCAACGAGTTCAGAGGTCAACTCAAAGACCAAGCAGCCGGATTCGCAACGCGCGAGGAAATGAACATTAAGTACAATGCTCTTGAGGCACGTTTGCGCGGAGTCGAACGGTTGATCGCATTCGCCGGTGGCGGAGTGGCCGTAATTCAGATCATCCTACATTTCATCAAGTAGCCACTTGACATGGAGTGAACATCTTCTCTCCTCCAATATTGAAAGGAGGAGCCCACAAGTGAATATTGCAGATCTGATTTCTCTGAGACGCGGCGGGCGCCGCAGTAAACGCAAGTGAATTAGGTCCGCTCTTTCGCTCTAGCGCTTACTAACTTGCCGGATGATTCTCCAGCGGGAGCTGATCCCGGCGCTCAAAGCACTATAGCTCCCTCTCCTGGCGGCGCTGCCCCAGGTCAGGTTCCGAGCGGTCAACCGGGTGCCGGTGGCGGAAATTTGCCCCCTGCCGGCGCGCCCAGTCCGCAAGGCGTTAATCCGCAAGGGATGATGGCATTCGGTCGCGGACTAGCCGGCCAAGGAATGCAGTTCCTTTTTATGGCCACTAAGCTGATGCCGCCAGGCGAAGAGTACGACACTATTCACAAGGCGTACTCCATCCTCTCTAAACATTTCAAAAAACAGGATTTACCGCAAGGTCAAGGCATGCCGCAGGTACCGCAGTTCCCCGGCATGCCGGGTGCGCAACCGGGAGGACAACCCGGTGGCCAACCGGGAGCTCCTCAGACAGCAACTCCTAACCTTCCGCGAGGACCGGCGCCTATGCCGATGCCCGCTTAACTTATGAGTAAACCAGATTTTTGGCCCACCCGATCTAGCGAACAGTTGTACGAGCAATGTTGCGATCCGGCGAAAAGCGTCATTCGCGGTCTGCCGCTAGAGGTGCGCGGATACCCAGACCTTACCCGCGACCACGAGAACGTTCCCCCAGCCTACGGACCTGACAAAGAATTTCAAAAACCGTAACTAACAGAAGGAAAATACTATGGCACTACCATGGCCAGCCAAAGGTAAACCAGCCGACCCAAGATCAGAAGAGCAGATCCAACGTGATCTCGTGACGATGCGGATTAACCCCGATATCGGCGTACACGACATGTCGAAGTACGAGCCGGGTCCGCTGACCCAAGAGATAATGAAAGTTGGAAAGCGCTGATAGAGTATGGCAACGCCCGCCGCTCCCCCTGTCAATAACCTGACCGAACAACAGATCCTCGAGGCTCTGTTGAAAGACCCTAAGAGTCGCCGGGTGTTGCAACTCGAAACGAAGAAGAAGTTCCCCGATTATCCGATACCGGAAATCGACGCAGCTTCCGAGATCGAAGAGCGGTTTGCTTCTCAGCTTAATCCGCTCAAAGAAGAGGTCGAAAGACTTCGTGGCCAACTCGCCTCCAAACAATCAACCGACTCCTGGGAAGGCGCGAAAGAAGAGCTACGCCGCAAGTACGGCTGGAGCGATAAGACAATCGAATCATTCAAGGCGGATCTCGAAAAAGAGTTCGCAAACGGCGAGAAGCCGCTCGGCTACACCGATCTCGCTGAGTACTGGATGATGAAGCGTAACGCTCTGCAACCGACTGGAGTGACTACGATCTCCGGCCGCCAGATGCAGGCCGAAGAACAAGACATGCGCAAGATGCTCGATGATCCAACGAGCGACATCTTTAACCCGACCAAAGCTAAAAAGCTGATGCAGAACGGCTGGGAAGCAGCCAAGCAAGAACTCGCTATGCGGCCATAAGGTCATGCGTTGACTGACAATCTTTATGACAAACTCCACCTTAACTCCCCGAGGTAACTCCTAATGGCCTTTGGTGGAGTACTCGCACTCGGGCAAGGTATCGAGCCATCCGGCGTAACCGGCCAGCAACTTGCCTATCTCACACGCCGCAGTTACCTGATGCGCGCTTACACGCAGATTTATACTGCGTGTCCGACGTTAGTCGGCCTCCTCTCTAAGCGCGTTCGCGCGACGGGCGGTATCGACAACATCATGGTGAACGTCCAGTACCAGCAAATGGTTGCGCCGCAGAATACAGACTTCACTGCAAGCTTTAACGCTCCGCAGCCGATTGTCGGTATTCAGCCGGCGGCGTTTGCTTACTCGATGGTTGCGGTTCCGATTTCCGTTTATCTGAATGAACTCCTGATTCAGAACGAGATGAAGATTCAGGACTTGATCGATATCCGTATGGCGGATGCCGGTAACGCAACGCGCGACTTTCTGGGTCAACAGCTCTGGAGTAACACCACTAACTACCAACAGCTTTTCGGTATCCCATGGGCGATCGATGATGGAACCAATAACGCGCAATGGGGTAACATCCCGCGCGCGAGTGGTGCTTGGTGGCAGTCAAAGCGTTACAACGTTGGCGCCGCCATCACGCGTTCCGGTTGTTTCCTTTACCTGACTGGTTTCACCAAATACTCTGGGGAAGCCCCGCACTTCGGCGTGGCAGCTCCGGCGACCTGGGCACAGCTAGGCCAAGACTTCCTGCCGCAGGAGCGTTACATCCCTGGCAACGATGTGACTTCACAATACCTCTCGGCCTTCCGCGCTTACGAGGTCGCCGGAGTACCGGTGTTCATGGACCCGTACGCCACAGAAGGTCAGATCAACTTCTTCAACACCAATTACATGGCGATCTATATCCATGAAAAGGTGGATTGGGAGTTCATGGATTTTCAGAGCATGATCCCAGCTTACCAGTTGAACTTCACTGGGGTGGCTCTGTTGCTTCTGCAACTCGTGGTGACTAAGCCAAGGGCGCAAGGGGTACTCTACAACATCACCGGCACGGCGGTTATCTAAGGTTATGACAAAGGAAGATGTACTTTTTATTTTGAACACGGCGGCTGATACGTCTGCTCATCAGGGAGCAGGAGTAAATGCGTTGTCTGGTGCTCAGCAGGCAATCAAAGCTTACGCCAAAGATCATACCGAGTTGCAAGACCCGGAGATCCTTGCTGCTATCGACAGGCTGTTAAAGGTTTCGAGCGCTGCCGAAGTGCCGGGAGTTTACAAGCCTACCGGCTTTAACTTCAACGATTACGTCGATCAGAAAACAGAACCTGTTGCACCGACGCCAACTCCAACTCCAGAAGCTCCCAAGCTATGGCCTAAGAAAAAGAAGTGGCAACCACCCGTAACAGAGCCTGTTGTTGAGCCTGTCAATGTTCCTGAACCGACTCCTTTTCCAGCCGAAAAACCAACAGAATAATATATGGCCGTTCCCTTCAATATTAACCCAGCAATTGGCCCGATACCGGCGGCAGCCTCGTGGGTCTATAATCAATTCGTCGAGACCGGCAACACGCATTCTAACACGACGTTAGACACGTTGGCGACTGGAACGAGCATGCTGCAGGTCGGTCAACCGGTGAGCGGTACTGGTATCGTTCCTGGAACAACCATTGCTTCGATTACCAATGCTACGACCGTGGTTCTCAGTGTGGCGGCAACTGCTACCGGTACCGGCGTAACGATCACCTTCGGAGCTTCTCCTAGTATTGGTTCCATCTTCAGTAACGACGCGAGCTGGGCGACTCCGATCAGTACGGCAGTCGATGTGCCGGGCTGCGCCTTTGCAATTCCCGAGACGCAAACGCTTAACGCCGGGTCAACATTCGTTCCGGCTCCTGGTGGCGGATTCATAACGCTCACGAGTGGTACTACACCGATGACGATTCAGTTTTTCATCAATAGCGTTTGGACCACTATATTTACCGGAACAGCTTCAGTCGGCAGCACCTTCGGGTTGATTGCCTGTGACGGCGGCAACGTTCGGATTAACTGTCCGACGACAGCCGGAGCTTTCACCTTCTATCGCTATCGACAACAGCCAGTGTTATGAACACGAGAGCTAAAGCCGTTAGTCATCCGAATATTCAAGTACTGGTCTTTAACAAAGGGCCAGTTGAACCGACGCTCGGGTATGACGGGCAGCAGTACACTTACCCGGTCGGGAAAGCTACTCCGGTTCCGGCGGCCATCGCCTATTTCCATTTCGCAGCTGATTACCGGACCGGACGATTGGTACGCCAACGCGAACCGGACAAGGACGGGAACCAAAGCTGGTACACAGACCGGCTATCGAGTTATCAGCCGATGTCGCTCGTTTACTCCGACCGCAAAGACAGAGAGCAATGGAAGCTCGACCAAGCGGAATTGAAAGCTTGGCATGAGTGGTTCGATAAAGGCCTCATCTTCGAGGCAACCGGAACTACCGAGGCGTTGAGTGAAGAAGAGTTCATGGCGTTGAGAAAGCAGAAGAAGAACTGATGTGCCTCAACCGCTTTCAACTTATCCTCAGACTCTCCAGAGTTACATCAACACTCTGCGCTATTATCTAGAGGACGCTAACTCCACATTCTGGACTGATAACCAGCTCACGACTTCAATCAACATGGCCCGGGACCGGGTCGTGTACGACACGCTCTGCTGCCGCACGTTGCAGTTTATTACCCTGACGCAAGGGGTACAGCAGTACTCTTGGAACCTGGTATTCACTGCGGCGCAACTATTGCCTAATCCCCCGCCTTTGCGGCAGATCGGGGAGATCCTGACGATCAATTTGCAATGGTCAATTGCTTTTCAACCTCCATTGCGCCGGTTAGCTTGGGAAGATTTCAACGCGTTGTGTCGCGTTAATCCGACCTTGCAGACTCAGCCCATCGCGTGGTCTAAATACGGACAGAACCAGTTCTTTATCGGTCCGCCACCGGCACAGAACTACAAATGCGAGGTCGACGCGACTTGGCTCCCGTTGCCGCTGGCTCAGTACACCGACATCGAGTCTGCAATACAGGAGCCGTTCACGACGTTAGTGCCCCTCAAGGCCGCGTTCTGGAGCTTTTTCTACAAGAACGATGCCGAGAAAGCTCAATATTTCGATTCGCTTTATCAGCTTGAACTTAACCAGATGGCCGCCGCTACGCCCCCTTGGCAGGTCGAGGACATGTATAGATCATGAGCGGCCGACGAGATCCAATCCAGCAGACCGAGGAGATGCAGGAATGGGCTATCCCACAGATCGGGGTTAGCCCGGTAACAGGCGTTCAAGGTGCTTTAGCTTGGGGCGGGCTTAACAAGTTCGATCAAGATTCTCGCTGGGTGGTTGGTGACGCTGACTTGGATGACCTGACTAACACCTTGCCACAGCTAGGCCAGCTTTCGGGTGTTCCAAACAAGAGCGGGATAATCGCCACGCTGCCATCGCCGATGATCTGGCAATCGGCTCAAGTCCTAAACGGGAACCTGTTTACCTATTATCTTTGCCAGAATGGTCACATCTATCAGGTGTCGACTAGCGGAACCATCACCGATATTTACACGGCAGCGCAGTTTACCGCGACCGGAACACTCTCGATCGGTTCAGCGATCATCACCGGCTTTTTAAGTACAGCTAACATGTATGTGGGGATGCTCGTGACTGGTACAGGGATACCGGCCAATTCAACGATTATTTCGGTTGATTCACCCACCCAGATCCACATCAGTAACACGGCGACAGCAAACGGCGCCCAGCTTCTGACCTTTTCGCCTCCGCTATTTTCTACTAGTCCAGCGGTAGACATCTCCAACTGGGAAGGAACCCAGATACTTTTTAGCGATGCAGTCGCAGCAAACCTGTACGCCTGGAGCGGAAGCGTCTTCACCGCCGCGCTGACTAATCAGCCCGCCAATTACATCGCTGTCTTCGGTAACCGGGTCTGGTTACTCAAGGGAATCACGATCACTTGGACCCAAGGCGGCACGTACAACTCGCTCGCCGGAGATTCAGGGACCGCTCTCATAACCGATGCGGGTTGTACGAATGCAATTATCGGCGCGTTTGCTATCCAATCGGCGCTTTACTTGTTCGGTTCAAACTGGATCGCTACGATTACGAATCTCTTGGATCAAGGCGCCCCCGCCGTCTTGACCTTCCAGTTTACTGTTATTTCTTCGCAGATCGGGATCATCTCCAAGTGGTCCGTTCTTGCCTACGGCAACACGATCTATTTTGCGAACGCCTATGGGATCTGGCAACTGCAAGGTTCCCAGCCGGTAAAGGTGTCCAATGGGTTTGACGGATTTTTCCAGAATCTGAATCTAGCCAACTCAAGCTTTGCGGGCGCATATGGCGAGAACCAGTCAATGCCTAACTTGTTTTGGTCGGTCTATTACAATGGCGATATTAACGTAGCGGCCGGCTACACGATCTTTGGTATCACGACCAATAACCAGTTGTTCCGGCTCGTTCAAGGGAACCTCAAGTTTATCACCGGGCTCGTGTCTAGCGCGATCACGAACAATATCCCCGAGGTCTGGGCTACGGACGGGACGAACATCTATCTAATGTTTCAGGATTTCACGACGGCGATCACCTCGCAGATCAACACCAAGATATGGGACATGGGGTCTAAGACCCAGTTCAAGACCTACGATTATGTTCAGGTCTTTACGGTACTGAGTTCCGCCACAACAATCACCATGCAAGCGATATCGGCTAGCGGCCAGCCGGTTGGCGCATCAGTCTCTAAGTCGTTT